AATCCAGAAAGACGATAATAAAAATTATAGGTTAAGGTGAGGCAGTGAAATACATAATTGACGAGATACCGCCTAGTAATAATAAATTTATAGGCAGGACGAATAAATGGGAGTATCAGGAAAAAAAAGAAACATTGGGCACAGTTGATTAATTTAAAATGCAGACCTAAGCCAGACAAGCCATTTGACAAAGCAACAGTAAAGATTACGTATTATTTTCGTACTAAAATAAGACATGACCCTGATAATTACAGCGGTAAGTTTATTCTTGACGGATTGGTCAAAGCCGAAATTATTGCTGATGACAGTTTTAATAATATTAATCTGATACTGTCTGGAAAGTACGATAAGGACAATCCAAGGACGGAAATTGAAATTATAGGAGAACGCCATGAATGAGATAAAAATGACGGTTAAAGAAGCCATAGAACAATTAAATGACTTAAAGCGTGACCGTGAAGGTTTTGCTAAAAATGATGAGCCTGATTCCGTGTTTGCTTATGATATTAAGGCGATTGACGTGGCTATAACGGTTATGGAAGAAAAGCTGGAAAGGGACAAAGGCTGCGAGTTATGTTACAAATATGACTTTACTCAAATCAAAATTTGTAAAGGACAAAATGACCAACCGACTATATGTTTCAGAGGAGGTTATTCAACCATTCCCCAAGAAGAACAATTTAATTTTTGTCCAAAGTGCGGAAGAAGGTTGGTGAATGAAGAGGAGGTATTGAAAGATGGTTGACTATAACAAATATCAGCATGTTACATATAATCAGATTGACATGATGAAACATACAATTGGATTTGATGATCGAAAGGTTAAAGGTACAAAACATCGCAAGTATGAGCCATACCGCAATTATTATAATGCTGGAGAAAGAGACAAAGCAGAACTTGACAAACTGGTTGAAATCGGTTTTATGAAAAAAAGCAGTGAAGATTATTATCATGTTACCGATGACGGAAAGACATTTATTTATTATGTTACTGGTGTTCAAATTTTACCGGATATGAAATGAGGTATTGAAAGATGAATAGAGAGATATTGTTCAGGGGGAAAACAGACGATGAATGGGTTTACGGTGATTTAGGTCACTTAAAAAATGCAATAACAATAACTAAAAGAAATTTTATATATCCGTATATAGTCATGCCCGAAACAGTAGGACAATATACAGGCCTGACCGATAAAAACGGCGTTAAAATTTTTGAGGGGGATATTTTAAAATTCAGATCGGGAATTTATTCTGTTGAATGGGATAATGAACACAGCAAATTTTTACAGAGAGACGGGCAATTTAGCAGAGAACTTCACATTTGGATTGCAAAATCAGAAATTGTCGGCAATATCCATGATAATCCTGAATTGCTGAAAGGAGAAGAAAATGAATGAAAAATTAAAACCGTGTCCGTTTTGTGGAGGTAAGGCGAAGTTCAGAACCATATTAAACTATTCTTCGCATTCAAATGTTGGATTTGATTTTGTAATCGAATGCGTAAAATGCAAAACATCATCTCCGAAAACATATACAATTCGATTTGAATTAGGCAACAGCGGAGAAATCAAACCGATTCTTGACGGCAGAGAAATTGCACTGCAAGGTTGGAACAGGAGGGCTGAAAATGCCAAAGTGTGAGGGATGTTATCATACATGCCTCAAAACACCGCCTAGAATGCGCTGTAATCGATTTTGAATGTGTTATAATAAATTTACAGGGTTAAAATCAAAACGCCTAAAAACGGGCATAGAATTGAAATATGGAGGTAATGAAAGTGGAAACTAGAGAACAAATATTACGGCGGGATTTTTCTGATGAATTTATTGCAAAAATGAAAAATGCTATTGAGGTGTCCCATTATAAATATGGATGGTGTTCTCAAACGTATCCGGAATTAGCCCAAGCTTACAAAAGTATAAAAAGACGTTTAGAGCTGTATGAGGAAACCCATAACACCGAATATCTTGTAGACGTAGCAAATTTTGCCATGATAGAGTACAAATATCCGTCATTTACTAACGCAAAATATATGCCTACTGACAGCGATAAATCACCGGGATTAACTGATGGTATTTCATACAAAGAACTTATGGAGGATTAAAGTGAAATCAAGAGTAAGAACGTATTCCAAAAAGGAAATAGGATGGCTATGTGGGGAGGCTATGCCCGAAATAGACAGGTGCATAAACGCAAATGGGCTAGTTTTTTTGATAGCTGTATCAAGGCATACAGGCTGGAAACAAAAGCGCATGGAGGATTTTATAAAAACGCTAAATGAAACCATGGACGAATATCATCAGCACACTATTGATGACGTGTTTGACTGTATGGCGGAACGGGAATTGAAAGAAATAGGTCTGAGCATGAATCAGGTGCTGCCGGAATCACTGCCATTTATGCAGCAGCTAAGAAAATCTAAACTTGCGAAAAAGCCAAATGTTAACGTTACCGAAGCTAAAAAGCTACACGAAGAAATGATAGGGTTCCATGAGTATTTTAAAACAAAGGAGAATTAAAATGTCAACACAAACATATGTAATCTATGACAAATACAACGGGCATATAGTTTGTGACATCAAGGATAATTACAGAATTTTTGACAACGCAGTTAAGGCAGAACAGTACATACGGGATAAGAATTTGAATCAAATTGATTTCGTGGTTGAGAGGAGGGACAAGTTTGACTGCTAAGGAATATCTAATGCTGACTGATATATTATTGAATAGAATTAAGCAAAAAGAAGAAGAAATTGAAATGAATTATGATGAGATAAGAGATTGCAAGGTTACAATGTCAGATGGTACTGAAAATGGTAAAAACGAAAATGGTACAGAACTTAAATTGTGTAACTACATAGATAAAATTAATAAACTACAGCAAGATGTACTAACTGAAAAGGAAAGATTGTTAGCAATTAAAATTGATATTAGAAAAAAAATTAATCAACTTGAATTGAAATATCCTAAAAGTTGTTTATTATTAACAGATCGATATATTTTACACAAATCATTTAAAGAAATATTTGAACGTTCAAAATATACGGAAATCAAAAGCGTTTATAATAATCATGACCAAGCTATTAAAGATTTCATTGAAATTCACGGTAATAATTTTTAAATTACAATAAATTACAATGAATTATCTTGACTTACAATAATAAATATGATATTATTAATCTATAGAAACAGGGCGAAAGCAGCACCGTCCTGTTTCTAACCTCTCTTCTACATTGTTTTAACTCCTTGATTTACAGCCGTTGAAATTAGACGGCTGTTATGCAGTCGGTAGTTTCGGTCGGTGCAACTCCGGCAGACTGCGCCAAGCATTAGAGTAGTTTCCGGTTGCAACTATTTAGCCTGATTAGGATACGTCCGAAACGGTAAAACCGGATTAATAGAACCTCACGCACCTCTCAACGATGTGTCCCAGTGAGGGCTTTAAAAATTATTCAAGCATCTCCCCGGAGGTGCTTTTTTCATGACTAAATTTATTATGGTAGGTGGTGATTTTGAATAATGAAAACTTAAAAAAGGGAAATCCAGATACACAGTTCCGAAGCGGTCGTGAAGCGGTCGAAAATGGCAGAAAAGGCGGTAAAGCCTCCGGAATATCAAGAAGTTTCAAGAGTGCGTTAAAAAAGAAATTCAAGGAAAATCCGGAGCTTTATGAAAAGCTTATAGATATGCTAACAGATGAGGCTTTGACTGGAAGAAACCTTAAAGCGGCAGATATGCTGATTGACCTTATGGGCGAATCCGTTCAGCGTGAAAACCATGCTTTGAAGCGTAAAGAATTAAAATTAAAGGAAGATGCTGTTAAAGGCGTTCCGGAAAAATCAGAAGAACCCACGTTATATAAAGCCTTGGAGGACGATACAAAATGACCTTTAAAAAATTATCTCCTAAACAAAAAACCGTTTTCAAATGGTGCTATAAGGACGATTACAAGGCGATTATTTGCGATGGTGCTGTACGTTCGGGTAAAACCATTTGCATGATTACATCATTTATTTTATGGGCTATGAGACGCTTTGACGGCGCAACATTCGGTATATGCGGTAAAACTGTACGTTCGGCAGAACGTAATATTATTATGCCCTTGCAATCAATAGTTGATATTACACATTATTTCAAAGTTACTTATACCCGTTCCGTCAATCTGCTGACTGTTGAGGGTATGGGGAAGAAAAATTATTTTTATGTTTTTGGCGGTAAGGACGAATCGTCTTACATGCTGATTCAAGGCATCACGTTAAGCGGCGTATTTTTTGACGAGGTGGCATTAATGCCGCGTTCATTTGTTGAACAGGCAATAACCCGTACCCTATCAGTTGAACAAGCTAAATTATGGTTCAACTGCAATCCGGACAATCAATTCCATTGGTTTTATACCGAATGGATTCAGAAGGCTGACGAAAAAAATGCATTGCATTTGCACTTTCTTATGTCAGATAATCCTATTCTCTCCCCTGCCCAATTGGAATCTGCTGAAAAACAATTTACAGGAGTGTTTCATGACAGATATATTAAGGGACTGTGGGTATCAGCGGAGGGGGTTATTTACAAGCAGTTTGCAGACAATTCGTCAAGATTCTTAGTTGATCCTGTTACTCTGAGAGGTAAGCTTCACCCATTTGACATCATGTACTGCAATATCGGCTTTGACTTTGGTGGAAACGGTTCGGCTCATGCCGGAATATGTACTGGATTTTCAACAGCTTTGCAAAAAGTGATAATACTTGAAGAATATTACCGCAAAGAGGTTATAACGCCTGTTCAGCTTTATGAAGACATCATTAATTTTATACGCAGATGTCAGAGTAAATACAATGTTTATGATATTTATTTTGACAGTGCAGAAACGACACTCATAAAGGGCATTAAATCTGAACTGATCAAAAAACAAATACCGATAAATCCGCACAATGCCAGAAAATCTGAAATACTTGGAAGAATTCGCTTTACCAATCAAATCATGGCGCAAAACAGATTTTTTATTATGAATAATTGTAAGTACATCATACAAGCTTTTCAGTCGGCTGTATGGGATTCAAAAAAGATTGATGATGTCCGTCTTGACGATGGAAATTTCAACATAGACAGCCTTGATGCATTTGAATACAGTGTTGAACCGCTGATGAATGATATTATAGAGATTGGAGGATTAAATGTCTGATGAATATTTTACAAGACGCTAAACAAGCATTTCCGAATCTGGAAATTCTGAATCTTACAGATAATTACAAGGATATGGGACTGCACAAACATATATTTCAAAATAATCCCCCATGGCGGCGCACAAGAGCTTCCGGACTATACGCTAAAGGATTTCGTAACAGAAAGCTTCTGAATGCAGCTAAAGTTATATGTGATGAATTTTCAGCTATGACATTTTCGGAACAGGTTGAAATTACTCTTGACAATGAAGCGTATCAGGAATACATAAATAGTGTACTGAATAAAACTGGATTTTGGCGCAAGTTTCCTGAGATTTTGTCTTATGCCTATGCAATGGGCGGTTGTGCATTAAAAATTTATGCTGATAATTCAAAACCAATGATTGACTATGTTCAGGCTGAACATTTTCTTCCGATAGGCTGGACGGGCGAAACTGTAACCGAATGCGTATTCCGCACAACTTCTTATAAAAACGGTAATTATTATACCCTTATGGAAAAACACGGGACTAATAAAAAAGGCATTACTGTAATTGAAAATTCAGCATACAAAAGCAGCATAAAGGACAGCCTTGGGACAAAATGCGCTGTTTCTGAAATGTTTCCGTCCCTTACCGATTACATAACTTACGATAATATACAGATTCCTATGTTTTGCTATTTCAAGCCCTGTGTATCAAACAACATCGAAACGGATTCCCCTCTTGGCTTATCGGTTTTTGCCAATGCTGTTGATACTCTTGAAACGCTTGATATTGCGTTTGATAGTTTCAGCCGTGAATTTATCTTGGGCAAAAAACGAATTATTGTTCCGGCTCAATGTATAAGAACTGTTGTCGACCCATTGACAAACAGTATGCGCTGCTATTTTGATGCAGATGATGAAGCATTTATAGCTTTAAAAATGGAAGAAAATGAAACGCTGAAAATTACTGATAATACAACTGAACTGCGTATTGAAGAACATGTATCCGCTATTAACGCTCTGCTTAATATTCTTTGTTTTCAGATCGGATTGTCCGCCGGTTCATTTTCGTTTGATTCAGTACAGGGCATGAAAACTGCCACCGAAGTTATTTCACAGGATAGTAAAACGGCAAGAACTATTAAATCCAATAAAAATATAATTACCGAAATGCTTGAACAGCTTGTAAACAGTCTGATTGCATTAGGTATGGCTCTTGATCTTATTCCTGTAAAGGAATATGCTGTTACTGTAGGTTGGCAGGATAACATTATTATTGATGATAATACTTTGATTGACAACAATATAAAACTTACGCAAGCAGGCTTAAAATCAAAATTGAATGCTATTATGGAGGTTCAAAAATGTGACGAAGAAACTGCGCAGCAGGAACTTGACCGTATTTCAAAAGAACAGTCGGTAACGGGAATTGATATTGACGATTTTCTGAATGGCGGTGAAAATAATGACAAAACTGGAGATGATGCAGCTCAGTCAAAGTCTGAGTGATTTATACACAGGACTTGAAACCGATCTTATTGCTAATATCGCCGAATATTTAGCTGCCGGAAAAATTGACAGTCCTACAGCACAGTGGAAAATACAGATGCTTGCACAGCTTGGCGCGCTAGACAAATCAAACATAAAAGTTATTACAGAATATGCAGGAATCGCTCCGGATATGCTGACAGAAGTTCTTGAAACCGTCGCACTTTCTGCTGTTGAGGAACTTGAACCCGGTTTTCAGAAGCTTGCAAGGAACGGTATTATAAACGGTACGGAAGTACCAATTGAAAAAACCATGGCAAGAGCGCTTACCTCTTATCAAAAACAAGCAAAACAGTCTCTTAACATGGTTAATACTGTTATGCGGTATAAAGCAAAATCAGCAGCACAGAAAATTATCAATGATACTGCTGAACTTGCCGAAAAGCAATCTTTTATTAATACGCTTAATAAAGCGACCGGAAAGGTTGTAACAGGTGCAGAAAGCAGACAGGCAGCTATGAGGCAATGTATCAAAGAAATGTCTGAAAAAGGCATTCCTGCATTTGTGGATAAGCTAGGAAGAGAATGGTCTCCAGAAGCTTACATAAACATGGATATTCGTACAACAGCAAATAATGTTGCCCATCAGGCACAGTTTGACCGTATGGAGGATTACGGGGTTGATTTGATTGAAGTATCAAGTCATGCCGGAGCACGTCCTAAATGTGCAGAAGATCAGGGAAAAATATTTAACCGTAAGAACAAAGACGGTTACACAACTGACCTGCATGGCAGAAAAATAAAATATTATTCATGGAAAAAATCAAGCTATGGAGAACCGAACGGAATTCTTGGTATTAACTGCGGACACCATATTTATCCTTTTATTCCGGGCATTTCTTATCAAAAATATTTTCCGTATGACGAATACGACAATCAGGAACAGTACAAAAAAGTACAAGGGCAGAGAGAGCTTGAAAGGCGTGTGAGAAAATCAAAACGTGAATGCATATCGCTTGAATCTGTCGGCGATACTGAGGGACTGAAAAAAGCTAAAGAAACGCTTAAAACACGGCAGCAAGCACTTAAACAATATTGTACCGATAATGATTTGAAATATAAGCCCGACAGAACAGCGGTAGTTAATTATAAAAAATCTGTTGTCGGATTTACCCCGTCTGATAAGAAAAAGCGTATTGCGGAAATCAAGGCGAAATCTGTTGACAAATCAGGTGGAAGTGCTGCTATACCAAAGGTTTTAAAGTCTGAATTTGTTCCAGCGAAGAGTATTGAGGAAGCACAGAAATACGCACAAAAATATGTTAAATCATATTTTGGCGATAAAACATTTAAAGGCGATGCTAATTTTAAAGGCATATCAATAGATAACGCAAACGAAATAAATCGTGCGTTAACAGATATATTTGATAATTATGGCTTTCCAAAAATTAGCGGCATTAAACCAATAGATCCATTATCCGCAAAAGGTAAAAAGATATTTTCGAGTGCTGATGCTGTTATGGCTTATTCCCCAGTTGAGCACGGGGTTTATATCAATAAAAATGTCCTTAAAAATAACAATACTCTTACAGATTATCATAAAAATTCGAGCGAAGCCTGGGAAACAGTCATGGATAACATTGATAAGTTATCAGGTCCTCAAAAAGAATTGGCTTTGCGATACAAAGAGGCTGGGAGAACCCTCGTTGGTGATGGATCAGCGTATGATTATTTTGTACACGAAATCGGGCATCATATTGAGTGGGAAGTATTTGATGCTAAAACAAACAATTTAATTGGAAACGGAATGAAAGAATACGCTGGGAAAATATCCGGATATGCAACATCAAGCAAGTCGGAGTATTTTGCTGAAAGCTTTTCAGCTTTTGTTAAGGGTGAATATAATAAACTTGACCCAGAATATATCGAATTTATCCGCTTGTATGATTTAAGTATAAAGAATAAATAATTTTAACTGCCCGTAAAAAGGCGGTTTTCTCATACCCCAAAGTGGTTATTTCCAAAATGGAAACAGTTCATATAGCATCTCGAAAGAGGTGCTTTTTTAATGCTCAAAATCAAAAATAACCCATCGAGCAGTTAACTGAAATTTAAGTTA